ATAGCCCTCTGGCGGAATCGAACGGGCGCGGGCATTGATTGTTTCGCCGGACTGGACGGGGATATCAATAGTGTACTGAGTTCCGGTAATGTCAGTTGCGGTCGCGCCATTCGCTTCAAGCTCAATCGTTGTTCCGGCTGGCCATGCCGGATCGGGGTCCCACGCAATCGTTGTGATTCTGGCCTCTGCGACGGATACGAGCACGAGCCCTGCGAACAGAGCCAAAATGACACCCCAACAATTTCTGTATTTCCCGCGACGACAATCCTTTTTTGATGAGAATTTCCAATTCATCGCTGTCAACCGCTCCTCGCGCTGGTTCATTCAGGGCCCTTTCTACATCCCATCCCCGATTAAGTCTGTCCCGCAGGGTGTCGTAGCAAACCCCGATAGCCATCGCCGACGCCCGTTGTTTGGGCGTCGTACGACTCATGACTAAACCGGATTGCATCTTACGGGCCAGTACGAACGACCGTAATCGTCAACCCATTCGGGACTTGCGGCGTGGTGGGAGGATACCCGGCAGCGGCAGTGACCCATACCGTATACCCACTGCACAGAGCCCCATTACAGGATTGGGCGGCCACATCAATCGGCTCGCCGGGGTTGGCGGTCAGCGAAAACGACCGCCCGGTGGTCGGTGACGATGCCAATACGGTTTCCGCGCCATTGTTGACACGGTACTTGACGATGTAGCTCGGCGTTTCGTCCGGCTGATAAGTCGTCGGGTCGCTAAACCCGGCGACGACCTGATAGGTATCGGCAAGGGCTGGAGCGGATAGGGTCAGCAGGGCAGTTAGAGCCAGAAACTTACGCATCGCCAAGCTTCTTTCGCAGTTCCCCAATCGCCCGCGCCAGCTCGCCACGCGCCACATCGTCAGCCGCCTGGAGTTGGGAGGTCAGGTCAATCGTATCGCTCCCATCTACCAGGGCTTGCTGTAGGGCCAAGGCCAGGGCCGAGATCATTTGTGCAGCTTGGTCAATAGTCATTTCACACCTCGCATACTGTCATAAAGCCGTTCGCCGCGATCAAGATACCCACGGGCCTGGTGTAGCAGATCCAAGGTCTCGCCATCCAAAACCTCCGACTGCCCCGCCTGGTCAAGCAGGGATCGTGCTTCATCTGTAAAGGACTGAATAGCCAAAGCTACAGACAGCGCATCTCGAAGCTGCTCGGTAGTTAGGCTTGGGTCAGCAGACAACTTAGGCAATAGCCTTGCAGTACGCTGCCTAAGCACAACCAGCCGGGTGTACTCGGGAGCGGTCGCCATCTCAACGGGCTTGTTGGCGTCGGCCAGGGTGCCCACGATGAGCGACTGACCGACGGCGCCGCCGGACAACGGGGCCGCTAGGGCGGGCACCGCCATGACGGCGAGCATCAAGGCTGTAAGAATGTATCGCATGGCATTCACCCTTAATTGTCGATCTGGAACGTCAGGGCGGCGACGGCGAAGCTGGCCGTGCTGCCGTTGGTGATGTTCCGAGGCGCGGTCAGAGCCGCGTAGAAAATCAAGGTGCCGCCGGAACTGGCCGTCATGTAGCCGAAGCAGTTGACCGTACCCCAATCCGCCGTGGCGGTAATGAAAGTGATCACGTTGTTATTGGAGGTCGTCCCCCCCGTGCCGCTCGATGCGGTCGTGGTTCCAGCACCCTGCGTTCCGGCCCAGTTGGCCAGAGAGGCGGCATAGTTGACTCGGGCGTAGCTACCACCCGTCACCTCTGTTCCAGCCGTGCTGTCAGTTGGACAGGTAGTGAACAGCGCGATGTAAGCACCGGTGGTCGGCGGGGTCAGCGTCTGCGCCCGCATCAACCAATCGATCATGCTGTTCTCGTAGGTATTAGTCAGGGCGGCGGCATGGACAAAGCCGGCGGAAGCCAGCAAAGACAGGCCGACCATGGCGGATAAAAACGTCTTACGGATATTCATTTCATAACCTCGCGTTATCGGTTAAAAATCGGCTTTATTTGGAAAACATTTCTTTCAATGAAAACCAGATGGCCGCCGAAACAAAGCCGGTGACAGTGGTGATAAAAGCAATGGCCGTTGCTTTCGCTGTTGAATGCGCAATCGATGCAAAGCTCAGGTTCTCTCTAAACTCCTTCATGCTTTCCGCGCTATCGACATTCACGTTAATCATCAGGAAAACCTGTTTCACTGCTTCCTTCGCCGCCTCATTCGCAATGACTTTTGCCATAATTCGATTCGATTCCTCTATATGAGAAATTCGATCCTGGTTATTCAAAATGATCGCTTCGAGTCGATCAAGGCGGTTCAGGTGCTGCTCGCAATCCCTGTATCTTTCTTGGTTGGCTTCCGGCATATCAAAATCCAATTGCCCGCACGGAATGCGGTCGGCCGTCGAGATGTTGGCGGATCGCTCTTGCGGATGGCCGAGGGCCAAATTCCCGCTCGAACTGTTGCAGCGCGATTTGTGCGCGACCCGGATCGAACGCATCTTCGTCGCGTTTTGAGTATCCTCGATACAGCGCCCACCGCAACAAACCGGCGTGATGTGGTTCGGCAATCTCCGGCTCGCCGGTCAGGTATCCAGAGTCAAGCTGGACCAGCGGGGCACGAAATACGTTGAGGTACAGCGTGTCCGTGGCATCCGGTTGCGGGATCAGCCGCAACTTTGAACCGGCCACGTAGATCAGTCGTGGCGTCCCGGTCTGGCTCTCCCAGTCGCTGGACATCCGATCCAGCTCATCGGGAGAGGTCAGCGCCAACGGGCAGTTCCCGGACGCCAGCCGTGCCCGAAGAACGCGCAAAATCGACGGATGCAAATTCAGCCATGATTGTCCGGACACCACCGCCAGCGATGCCACGCCGATTGTGGTTTCGTCGAACAAGAGGCGTGCCCGGATACACGCCTCGTTCTCCGCTTCCGCGAGGTAGCCGGCGATCTCCGCATCACTCCATAGATACGGCGTTACCCGGTCATCGGATTCTAGCCGAAACGCGGCGATTAGCTCAGCCAGAGTCATCGCCGTCCTCGATGGCGGTTTCTATTGGGGCGGTATCAGCGTCATCCGGCAACGGATCGGTGGCCGCCACGCGCTCCTGAGACTGATCGGCGGTGACCTGTTGTTGCTCGCGTGGGGGCCGCCCTCTTCGCTTGCCGTTGTCCGCCACCACCGCGCCAGCGGATAGCGCATGGCTTTCGAACTTGGGCGGGATTTCGCGCGGCTCAGGACCGATTGCGATGGCCGTGCCGTCGGTCAAGCCGATATGGATCACGTCTTGAGTGGGAGATTTCCAGAGCATTTTCTTACTCCTGCACCGCGTCGCCACGACCGGGCACGATGTACTCGACCTCAAGGCGGAACGATCCCGCCGATGGAGCGGTTCCCGATCCGGTCCAAGTGACTTTAATCGTGCGGGTCGTGCTCAACGTCAAATAACCGGTGGGCACCAGCGCCGTTCTCCCCGTGGCGGCGATGCTGAACGAAGATTTGTAGCGGTTGGCGCTGGCCGAGTCGCCAACCACCAGTGCATCGGAAGTGGCCGAGTTGAACGCGGTATTCACCACCACCGCGCCACCCACCACTACCGCTCCGACCGGCAACTGGATCGCATCGGCGGCGGCACCGGAAGTCAGCGCGGAATAGCTCACATCGACCGTGGCCCAGCGCGATTGCTGGCGGTTTACATTCTGACTGATAGTCATGTCATCACCTCCTTAAATCGCATGGTCGCAAGCGACGATGCCGAAATCCTGGACCGAGCTATCGTAGATCGAGTAGAACTTCGGCTTCAGCAATCCGAACATCTTGTCCACGTTGATGCCTTGCTGCGCGCCGTAGTTGAAGGTCTTCTCTTCCCACTCCGGCGGGCCAAGATCAGCCATGCCCAGAGCCTGGGCACCACAAAGCAAGGTGCGAGTACCGTCAATGGCGGAAGCGGCTCCCCATTTCGATCCACTGGCCGCCCCCAGGGTATTGAAGACCAGACGATGCTCGTGAATGACCGCACCATCCACCTTACCTACCGCGCCCGAGAAAAACGGGTTGCTTTCTCCGCTGCCGCCGGCACGAGTGACCGCAGTGATGTAGTTGCTATCCAGCTTCAGCTTGGCGATAGACTGGGGGTGCATCAGCAGGACGTAGTATTCCTTTCCTCCATCCATCAACGGCTTCACGTAGTGAGTCTTCGCGTAGCTGATGAGCTGGACGATCATTTCGTAGCTTGGAACGTCGGTCGCAGCTACGGCGGTCGTATCGCCCACCACCAGGGTATTGGTGGTGCTGACATCCCAGCGCCGGTGCCGCAGCGTAGTCGGAGCCGACACGTCAGCCGCGAAAGACAGCGTGGGGAACGGACTGCCGGTACGGGCCGCGCCGTTGTTGAAGTACGCATAGCTGATGCCGGACATCGTGAGGAATGCGAGCTGGTCGATGCGGTTGGCCAGCCAGTACGCCAAGCGGTCGCGGCCGGTCGAGCGGAAGTTGATGACCGTTTTCTGGTCGGACATCTTGCCTTTATTTCGAACCGAATGCGTGATGAGGTCGATATTCAGAGCCAGCGAATAGCTCTGCATCGCCTCCTCGAAGCCTTCGCGTTCGTTGTCTCCGATCACCCCATCGCCGGTCAGGTCGGCCACGAGGTGCATCAGCACCTGTTCGCCCTTTTCGGTTTTGGTGAGGTCGGTGATGCGCTGGATCATCGAGTTAGGCCCCGTCCCCAGGAACCGCTTGATGAACATTTGATCGCGGGCGGATTGCCAAATATCGCGCGCCCAGACGATTTTTTGCTGCGACGTGAGCGCCGCAAAATTCGTAACCGCCATAACTAGAAACTCCAGACGGATTGATCCCTGGGTTCCGGGCCTGTCGCGGCCGGCGGCGGAGACGCGCTCAGATGGGACGCGATACCATTTACTGCTTCCTTATCTGTAATTAA